CCACACGGCCAGCGGCGTTGAGGAGATTGACGCCGACCGGCTACTGGTTGAGAACGACGAATACATCCTCCTCCGGGGAGATGACGAGGTCCGGCGGATCCCGATCGAGGATGTCGCCACGGGGACCGATCCTGAAACCGGAGAGGAGATCGGCGGCATCACGACGATCTTCTCGAAGAGTTGAGGATATGGCGAAGAAACCGAGCGTAAAGACGACATATGTCGACGGCGATCAGACCCTGATCGCAAACCTCCGGGTATACGAGAAGAACCTGACCGCCGCGGTCGCTGACGGCATGCGAAAGTTTGGGGGCCGGGTAGAGTCCGAATCGACCCGTCGGTGTCCAGTGGAGACCGGAGAACTCCGGTCCCGGGTATTCAGCGAGGGGCCGCTCAAGGACGGCGACGAGTATGTGCAGGTGGTCGGCTACGAGAAGTTCGGTGCGGCCTGGGAGCAAGGTAGGGCCTATGCCCTCCAGGTCCATGAACGGACCCACGTCGCACACAAGGTCGGCGAGGCGAAATTCCTGGAGAACGCCGTGAACGCGCTCTCAGGCGAGTATGCGAAGTATCTCCAGAAGCTCCTCGGGCAGGTGAAGATATGAGTGTCGGTGACGACCTCTGCCAGCACCTCGCCTCGCTCTCGGTTGGCACGCTCGGCGCCAATCTCTTCCTCGGCGTCATGCCCGACAAGGCGACCGCGATCACCGTCGTCGAGACCGGCGGACCGGCCCCGTATCATGACTATGGGCCGGAAGAGATCCTCGACCGCCCGTCGGTGCAGGTCCTCGTGCGGAACGCCAAGTATCGCGACGCCCGCACAAAGGCCGACGAGATCCGGGACCTACTCGACGGGATTGCCAACTGGCCGATCAACGGCACCCGCTACCTCTCGATCACGGCCATGAACGATCCGGTCTACCTCGGGAAGACGGCGACGAGCCAAGGCGAGACGCACGAGTTCTCACTGAACTTCGCCACGGTCCGGGAACGGGCGGCGAAGACCGCCGGGCTCTGTGGCGCATACTTTGGCATGCAGGAGTGGTATACCCCATGATTGGCAAAGGATCGATCCTCTATGACGTGACCGCCGGCGAGACGATCGCCCCGGTCTCCGCGATCGGCCGGCTCGACCTCGAACGCAGCGAGATCGAGACCACGACACACGGACCGAAACGCCGGAAGACGCACGCAGTCGGACTGAAACGCGACGCCCCGATCACGATCCGGCTGAACTACCGGCCGAACGACGAGCCGGCGGTCCGCCTCCTCGAACGGTATGAGGCGGGCGCGTCTGCCGAATACGTCCTGATCTTCGAGGACCATTCGGCATACACGTTCGAGGCGTTTGTCTCCGCCCTCGGGCAGGAGACGCCGCGAGACGACCTGATCCAACGATCGTTCCGGTTCCTGCCGACCGGCATCACTGAACCGCAACTATCCGCCATCGCCTACTGTGGCGACTACTTCGGGGCGCCAACCTGGCTCCCGATCGGCGACGAATTCCCGGAGATACCGGCCGGGTCATGTCCGGTATCGTTTGACTCCAGCAAGTGGTATACATGACGACCTATTTAGGCAAAACGACGATGATCGAGGTCGGGACTACGCCGACAGAGATCACCGGCGTCGACAGTATCGGGGATATCGGCATCACGGCCGACGAGATCGAGGACACCGTTTACGAGACGGAGAAGTGGAAGACGTTTGTGCAGGGGCTCAAAGACGCTGGTACGTTCGATCTGACCTTGAACTACGATTCGACCAACGTGCAGCACAAAGGGTTGGTAGCCGCGTTCAACGGCGGGACGTCGGACCCCTACAGGATCACGTTCCCGGACAGTTCCTATCTCACGTTCTCCGCGTTCGTGAGCGGCATTGGGCTTACGACGCCGAAGGATGAGAAAGTGCAGAGAACCTTCACCCTCCGGATCGACGGCAAGACCGCGCCCATATTCAGTGAGGCTTGAACATGACCGACATTGGTAAAACAACGACAATTGCAGACCCGACCGGCACCATCGGCGCCGTGGATGCCATCGGCGACATCGGCATCACCGCCGACGAGATCGAGGACACCGTTTACGGCACTGGCGGCTGGAAGACGTTTGTGCAGGGGCTCAAAGACGGCGGAACGTTCGATCTGACCCTGAACTACGATAAGGCCGATACCGGCCACGTCCGGCTGACGAAGGCGTATGGGAGCGGCACGTCAACCCTCTACACCGTCACGTTCCCGGACACGTCGACGTTCCAGTTCACCGCATTCGTCTCCGGGGTCGGGATCGCAGTCCCGAAGGATGAGAAAGTGCAGAGAACCTTCACCCTCCGGATCGACGGCAAGACCGCGCCCGTATTCAGTGAGGCGGCCGCGGTATGATCCCTGACGTAACGAGAGAGATCGGAGGGGTGATCTACTCCCTCCGGTTCTCCGCCAGGACCACGATCGCGATCGAACAGGAGTTCAACTGCAAGATCACCGACCTGCCGAAAGTTATTGGCAGTGAGCCGAACGTTACCTCAACCGCACGGCTGGTGAAGCTCTGCATGCGGCGGGACGACAAGATGATCACCGACGCGGAGTTTGAGGGGCTACTGGACCGCGTCACGATCGAGGAACTCGGCGATATCCTGAACGACGCGATGCAGGCCGCCGCACCGAAGAAACCCGCGGGCGATGCGGGAAACTGAAACCGTTCTCCGGTTGGATGCACGAGTATCTCGACCTGGCGGCGGAGACTGGCTACTTCGACGATCCGCGCATCCTCTACGATCTGACTCCGGCAGAGATCGCAGTGGCGATTGTCGGCAAATCGAATCGCGACCGGCAACAGCAGCAACTGGAGAACATCCGGGCCGGGACGGTCTGCGCAACGATCTTCAACCAGCACCGGACGAAGAGATCTGATCCGATACTGACCTGGAAGGACTTCTTCCCGGACACGAGCGTAAAACCGGCGCAGCCGCCGGGGGAGATGAAACATCGATGCAAGGAGATTGCCTTGATATTCGGAGGGACGGTGACGACGCATGGCACTTAATGTCGGGGCCCTGATAGCGACGCTAGGGCTTAACAAGAAAGGGTTTGACGACGGCGTAAAGGACGCATCGAAGAAGACCGAGGGATTCGCGGCCGGGTTTGGCGAGAAACTATCGAAACTGAAGGTACCGATCGCTGCGATCGGCGCCGCAGTTGCCGCGATGGGTACCGCCGCCGTCCTCGCCGCGGACAACATCAACAAGGCGTACGCCGGGATCCGGGTTGGGAGCGGCGCGACCGGCGAGGCGCTCGAGATCCTGAAGAGCGACTTCGACGCGGTATTCGGCACGGTGCCGGCAGACGCCGCCGAGGTCTCGACGGCGATCGCGGACCTCAACACCCGGTTAGGTCTCACCGGGCCGGCACTGCAGGACATGGCGACGCAGTTCCTGGAACTCTCCCGTATCACCGGGACCGACGTTGCCAGCAACATCAAAGACGTCACCCGGCTCTTCGGCAGCTGGGACGTCGCCGCCGATGACCAGGCCGGTACACTCGATAACCTCTTCAAGACCTCGCAGTCGACCGGGATCGAGGTCGGCAAACTTGCCACCTTGAGCACACAATACGGGTCGACACTCCAGGGGTTAGGATTCGATCTGAAAGATTCTGTTGCCATGCTCGGCAAGTTCGAGAAAGAGGGCGTCAACGTCGAAGCGGCGCTTGCCGGCATGAAGATGGGGCTTGGCAAACTCGCGAGCGAAGGCATCACCGACCCCATTGAAGCGTGGGACGAGCTCACGCGGCGGGTCAAAGGGGCCGAGACTGAGATGGAGGCCGTCGGCGTTGCGTCGGAGGTATTCGGTGCCCGGGCCGCCGCAGAGATGGCGAGTGCTATCAGGAGCGGCAACATGGACCTCGGCGATTTCGTCGCGGGGCTCGACGCCTCCGAAGAGACGGTCCTCGGCGCCGCCGACGACGCGATGACACTCGGCGACCGAATGGGCATCCTCCAGCACAAGGCGGAGAAGGCCCTGCAGCCGGTCGGCAACCTCATGATCGGGGTGTTTGAAACGGCCATGCCTCATCTGGAGGCCGCCGGCGACGCGCTGGTCGAGGCGG